TAGTAGGGCATTACCAAAAATAGAAGATTTTCCAACCCTTAACAATTGGCTAATGCCTAGGTTAAAAATGTCCTTACAATATGTTAATATTTTGTTTATTCCGCCTGAAACTAAATTTCAAATTCATCTCGACGGAGACAAAGATAGTTCACAAAAAGTTGTTATTAATGTTCCAATTAAAAATTATGACCATGCAACTACTCATTGGTTCAATCATGAAGATATTAAAGAGGACGATGTTTTTAAGGTATTCTGTAACAATGGCAAACCTCCATTATACGGCTATACTATTTCGTTTGTAAAAGCCGATGTCTCAATAAATCCTATTGCAAGTGTAACGGCCGACACTGTTACTTTAATGAGAGGAGATACGTATCACGGAGTAACTAATAACTCAACAGAGATGCGAATAGTTCTAATTATTAGAGCAGGTCTTGATGAAGGATTAACTAATTTTGAGTTTGAAGAGTTGTTAGAGTTTAAGGATTTAATATGAAATATTTAGGCAATTACGCAGAGTGGATACAAACAGAGTGGATCGACTTTATAAAAGATAACGATGGAACATGTCGACCCGGTGGCGGCAGAAATCCTGACAGTGAAGAATTTAGAAAGGCGGCAGAACACGGATACGATTTAACACAAACGTATTGGTATATTTACGAGCCCGATACGTTTCCGTTTGATGTTAAATCGCCTATTCCGTTGGATGGTGAGTTTTTGTGGTGGTTTATAAAAATGAATCCAGGCGACAAAATGCCTATGCATAAAGATCCGCATGCTCTTGTGGAGAAAAATAGCAAACGATATTGGATGGCATTGCAAGATTACGAGCCAGGCCATGTGTTTATCTATGAGGATCAGCTCGCAACTGGATACAAAAAAGGCGATTTGTTTGTCTACGACGATAGTAAGGCACTACACGGTGCATGTAATATAGGATGGAGCACAAGAATGATTGCATGTTTTAGCTCTTATGATGTACAATGAATTATATAGGTAATTACGCAGATTGGATTATTGAGAATAACATTATAGAAATGTTAAACAGTAAACAAGGCGAGAAGACTCCAGTATGGCAACCTGATCGCTGGACAGGCAATGAAACGTTAGAAAAATTTAGAGAATTAGCGCGGCCCGGTTACTCAGATAATAAGTGTTTCTTCCATCAGCTTAATGCAGGATCTCCTGAAATGGAAGGATACAACTTTGTGTATCCTGATTTACCAGATACTAGAGAATATCAGTTTTGGTGGTTTGTAAAACTATACCCTGGAGAATTCCAAGCAATGCATGTCGATCCGCATTTAACCGAGCTTACTAATTTTGTAAGATATACTATGTTCTTACAAGACTGGGAACCTGGCCACATATTTGCGTATGACGATAAAATGTTGTCTAACTATAAGGCAGGTGATTTATACGAATGGAGCGATCCTGAATGTATACACGGGCCTACTAACATTGGGTATAATACTAGGCTTACTTTACAAATTACATTACACGATTAATGTAATTTATTAAAAAACTCTGGAAATGGACAATCAGGCCAACACTTTGGCAAGTGTATGTTCATTGTGAGATTAAAGAAATTTTTAAGATCAATTACACCGTCAGTTTCCGACTGATCAAATCTATAAGCCCCTTCATCCCCAATCATGCCTGCAATTAATTTTCTTTCAATAAAATAATCGTCATGCGGTACAACTGAGTAATAATCAATAATTTTTAAAATGCCGTCTTTGTTTATAAAGAAACAATGTGGATAGAGTGCTAATTTATAATGTTTACTATTTTTAAATTCTTGTATAACACTATACAATTGATCTTTCCAATTAGGAATTTCTTTATCAATTGACCTGGCTGGGTCAAATATTATCTGCGATAATGTTTCCGTGTTCCATTCTATAAAAACTTTATTATTAGCACGATCAATTTCTAAAAGTTTAGGAGTGCAGCTTAAATGTTGTAGCTCTTCTAAAAAACGTACTTCTCTTTCAAAAAAGAAATCTATTATCTCTTGTGTCATTTCAGCTTGCACACCTTGATAATCTTCGTTAATACAATAGTGTTTACATAAAATATCTTTATTTGGATTCATTAAAGCTGTGTATAACATATTAGATGGCTCCTGGTGCCAACCAGATGTTCTTTTGTAATAATATTTCCAATTAGTTGTGTTCATTACTATACTTATAATTTTATGCTGTCGATAAGTATGTTTATGGACCACAATAATTTAAAGAGCTGTATATTTGTTAATGTTTATGATCACAAAGATCTAACAACATCATTAAAAGACAAATCAGGCTTAGATGTTACTACCGACCCAAGTCGATGGAATTTAGATAATAGCGAATACGGAAAGATACATACTATCTGGAAGGAAGCAAACTTTAATGCTGATGCCATGAAGTGGACAAACTATTATCCTAACGATCATTTCCCACAAGAGTTTGTTGATGATGTTGCAGATCATTTAAATTTAAAAGGTGTGCATCGTGCATGGATTAGTAAAGTTGATCCAGGATACTACGCTCCGTGGCACTGGGACGTTGACGATAATGAACAAGATTATTTAAAAAGAGGCGAAATCAAACGCTACAGTATGTTACTAGGAAATAAAACTCCCGGACATATTTTTATGCTTGGGGAAGATTATTTGTACAACTGTGTTCGAGGATCAATATTTCGTTGGAATAATCATAACGAGTGGCACAGTGGTATTAATGCAGGTATGACTCCAAAGTTTATGTTTCACATAATTGGATATTAATTACTAGGTGTATAATTTAATTTTTTATCGATGTAATTTTGCACAAAAGTTCTAAACTTAGGATCGTTAGTATCTGTCTGTGACATGTTTATATCGTAAATATCTTGATATTTTTCTGCTTCAGTTAACACAAATAATCTATCTGATAAAAACGGATTGCATCCTCTAAGTCCAATAAACCCATTATCTGAATAAAATTCTTTTACTAAATTCTGCGCTTGGTGCCAATCCATAGTATTGTGTTTCCATATAACAATGTCATTACGAGTGCTGCCTACGCCGCCACCTCGTGGAGTAGTAGACTTAAAGACAACATTTCCGGCAGCATCTTTATATACGTCATACCCTGGATTTTGTTTAGACTCGAGCTTCAACAAGCCGTTGTCTTTAAGTTGTTTAGTAAATCGGCTTTGGTTTGTAAGGCTTTCATCATAATCGCCAATTTCTAAAATATGGGCGCTGGCACTTTGTCTATTCCATTTAGTGTTTAACCAATTTAATGAACTATGCCAAGACTCGTGTGTTTCTCCTGGTATGCCGCAAATTAATTGTATGTTTGCTCTATATCTCTTAGGAGCATGAATATCCGTATATTCTTGAAACTCCAATAAGCCTTCTTGTATTTGTGTCGGATCCATGCCTTTACGCACAAGTTTGCCTGCTTCTCTGTTAAAAGTTTCAAGTCCCATACTATGTCCTAGGAACCCTAGTCTAATATAAGTGTCCCAGTGCTCCTTATGTTTAACAACTAAGTCTCCGCGGGCAAAGCCGCATATCCAAGGATTGTATCCTAGTTCGTCTACTGCGTCAGCATACTTTTGTAATTTCGAAGGACGATCATTAAATGTTTCGTCCATTACACGCCAATTCTTAATGCCCCACTTCTCGTACCCAGTCTGCATCTGTCGTTTGAATTCTTCTTTACTTACACTAACGTCTTTAGATTGCCCTAACAGAGGAAAATTACAGTAGCTACATTCAAACATACATCCACGAGCAGTTTCAATTTGAGGACATTCATACGGCATTATAAAGTCTCGTGTTTCATAGTCCACAAGGTAGTTGTCTAGTGGTGCCGACGGGTAGTGGTACAATCCTCTAAGAACATTCTTGCTTCCCATAAAAGTAGGATCGGATCTTAGAGGAGCTCCTAATGTGCCTATTAAATGTTTACACAATGCAAGGATGGCATTTTCTCCGTAACTGTCTACCCAATAATCTACATTATCAGCAGGAGTTGTTAACGCATTGTTGCCGCCAACTACTACTGGAATATCAGGATATTCATTTTTTAACCAAGCAATAAAATCATTTAAGTAAGGGCTCCAAGGATTTAAGAAAGCAGTGCCGAAACAAAACATAACAGTCTTACTTGTAGTTCTACTGCGCACAAATTCTTGTAGTTCTTCTAATTCCCAAAATGCTGTAAAGTCTACTACCTCGGCATCCCAGTCATTCATTCTTAAAAATGTAGCTACACGATGTGGCCAAAGTGCTCGTTCCCATCTTTTTCCTGTTAACGAAAAGAAAAGTATATGATGCATTATTTTATTACCTTAAATTTATTAATATCTATATTATCTAGTTCATGTATGGCATCGATGTCTAAATTAAATGAAACACCGTCTTGCAAAATATTAAAACTATTAATTAAGTGCTGTTTGTTTATTTTATTTAACCAAGGACTAATTAAGTCATCAAATTCAAATCTAGGATTTTCACATACTGGCTTAATTGTTATATTTGTATAATTTTTTAAATTAGCATTATTCAAAAGTTTTCTTATAACAAGCTGAGCACGATCGTAAGATCCAAAGTTTGCTGCTACATGACGTAGCCCGGTATTCATTTCATACCATTGTCCGTCTGCTATAGTAGGATACATTTTTTCATCGTCTATATTAATTAGAAAGGAGTATTGCCCCGTAATACTTAAATGATATCTATCATCAATGTCAGTATGAGACATATAAGTTGTTCCATGAGCAAGTGCAATAATCCTTGCTTCGCCAATGTCCAACGGTAATGTGTTTAAAAGAGTTTCCCAAACTGTCCCTTTAAATTCTTCTTTAACTTCCCACGGATCGTAAAAGAAATTTCCAGTTGGTTGATTAATTGTTAGTTTAGATTCTACCGATGGAATGGAACCCTGTGCTTCGTCAAGGAGTGCGGGATTAACAGTGTATGGTAATGTATGTAGCATAGTGAATCCTGCCAGTATTATCTAATGTAAAATATTTAGCATATAAATATTTGCATGAACCTCTATCTGGATGAAACCTGGAAACGCATAGGCATTAGTCTCAGTGGCGGAGCTGACAGTGCAATACTTGCTTACTTAATATGTAAAAACGTTAGTACAACTACAGATATACATTTTACTTCACAAATACGCTGTTGGAAGACAAGGCCATGGCAAGGTCCAGTTGCCGACGGAGTAATCAATTGGTTTAAAAATAGGTTTGATAACAACTTCACAGTACATAAAAACTTAGTGCCGCCTGAATTAGAAGAGCCGACAGATTATCTTATTAAAGATGAGTACGGTAAAATGAAATCAGGTAATAGGATTATACTACGTTCGCATAACGAATATGTTGCACACCAATACAACTTAGATGCGTTATACGGTGGCGTAAATATGAATCCAGATATAGATATTCCTGGCAAGGTTGCAGAACGTGACCAAGGGCATTTACTACCTCATTTTGTACATAACGGGGTTGACATCTGTCATCCTTTCGTGTATACTAAAAAAGATTGGATTATACGGCAGTACTACGAAAATAATATTGAAGATTTACTAGATCTTACTCGTAGTTGCGAAGGAGAGTTTGAAGGTTTGGATTATACAACATATACACCAGGACAACATGTTCCAAAATGTGGACATTGTTTTTGGTGCAAAGAAAGACAATGGGGAATAGATAATGCATAAAAGTTGTACATTTTGTATGCACCCGTTTACTGGACTTGCTACTAGAGAAGATGGTGCAATTAAAGTTTGCTGTCGCAGTCAGCCTATTGGATGGATACAAAAAGAAACTCTTGAAGAAGCATGGAACAATGATGCTATGCGTGAAGTGCGCAGACAAGTGCTTAATAACGAACGTCCAGAAGTGTGCAAACCGTGCTTTGACTTAGAAGATCAGGGCGTTGAGAGTTTAAGACAGCGTCATACAGCAGGAGTAATACCTGAAGCTAGAGTCAACTTGTACCCCGATGCATTAGACGCTTTAGACGAAGATTATACAATGCCGTTTGAATTTCCTACTATGGAAATTAAACTAAACAACTTGTGCAACCTAAAATGCCGTATGTGTAATCCACTAGACAGTACAAGTTGGAAGGATTGGGATCAAGTTACCGAGTTTTATAAGAAAGAAAACAACTACTTAATACCAACAGTTGAATCATTAGTAGACAAGCCAGGGCAGTATATAGGACCATTTGATAATAGTGACAACTGGTGGTCATCGTTTGAAAAACTATTACCATTCTTTAGACGTGTAGAGTTTGCAGGAGGCGAGCCTCTAATGGATCCATACCACTATAAGATACTAGACAAACTTGCAGAGTACGGTGAGAACATTGAACTAAAGTACGCTACGAACGGTACTACGCTGGGCATTAAGGGTGGTAGAACAATCCACGACTATTGGCCTAAGTTTAAAAGCATAGCTGTAAACGTAAGCATAGACGGCTTACATGACGTTTACGAGTACATTAGAGGCAATGGTAAATTTAGCGTAATAGAAGAAAACATTAAAGTTTTTAAGAGCTTTCCTAATGTAAGCAGAGTAGTTGGTGCATTTACTGTACAATCAAACAACATAATGCAGATTGATAAAGTTATTAATTACTTTATTAACGAACTAGGAATTGTGTTTTATTCGCACAGAGTAAACTATCCTATGAGTCTAAGTGCGCAAGTTTTGCCGCCTCAACTGAAAGCAAAAGTAGTATCACGTTTAGAACAAATGAAAACAGAAGTAGTAGATTACCCGTTAGTAAAGCAACACAAACTATTAGAAACTGTAACACTACAACAAATACAAGATAATATTAATTTCTTAGAGTCAAAGTGTATGCACGAAACGCATTGGCAAGACTGTATAGAGTTTAACAAACGCTTAGATAAAACTCGTGGCCAAGACTTCCTTGCAGCTAATCCAGAATTTATTCCATATGTATAAAGTAGAAAGCCGGTGGGGACATCAAACCAGTGTTCATGTAGAATGGAATATAGGCAAACGCTGTAACTTAGATTGCGGATACTGTCCTGCGGAAATACACGATAACTTTAGTCCACACACTGACTTAGACAAAATGGTTAATACAATCTACGAATTAGAAAAGATCGGCAAACCAATACGTCTTAGTTTAACCGGTGGTGAGCCGACTGTGCATCCTAAGATTTCAGCTATACTAAAATGCGCAAGAAAAAATCTTAATTGGCTTAGTGTTACAACTAATGGATTGCGTTCGCCAGATTGGTATATTAAGCAACCAGTAAACCAATGGGTGTTTAGTTTGCATTTTGATAATGAACATAGTCGACGAGCTGCTGAAAACATTGTTAAGTATTCGCAACTACTAGATATGGAAGGCATGGCTACACTATATCAAGTTAATCTAATGGCGCATCACGAACACATGGACGAAGTTAAAGTTGCTGCTGCATTATTAGAAGGACATAATATTCCATATGTTTGCAGACGTATTAGATGGACTGAAGCAGATGACCGGGAGTGGTTCGACGACATGCGTTACAACGAAGCTGATCTAAAATGGGTACTAAGCAAGACTGCAACTGTAAAAGAAAACTGTGTTGTAGACGAAGGTGAATCTATGATACATGCAAATGATGTTATCAAGCATAAATTAAATCAGTTTGAAGGATGGAAGTGTAATGCAGGCTTAGAAAGTTTAATGATCAACTGGGACGGTGATGTACATCGTGCTACATGTAGAGTGGGCGGAAGCTTGGGCAATATATACAATGGAACATTTGAATCACCTATTGCTCCTATTACGTGTACACGCAAATGGTGTACATGTGTTGCAGACATTCCACTAACAAAGGTAAAACAATGATAACAACAACTGCCATCAAACTTCATAATCCTGAAAAAATGATGATAACATGGGACACAGGAAGGCGTTGTAATTATGATTGCACATACTGTGAAATTTCTAGACATGATACATATAGCCCGTACCATTCTTATGAAGATTTATTTAAAACTTTTGAATTTATTAAAGAATATGCTAAAATATATGACACAACTAACCAAGGCTCAAACATCGACTTTACTGGATGTCTGTCAGTCCATTCTTCGTAGTAGCTTTTTCTTGTTGTTTGTGAAATGCCAAATATAATTAATGAGTGTTCGGTCATACTGCTTAGGCAATCTAAAAATGTTTTATATATAGTATTGTTACTGTTTCCACTAAGTGCATGAACTTCAACTGGAATATTAAATTGTCTTCCTAGTATGCATCCAATACTCCAATAGTTTGGATGTTTGCTTTTAGGTATAACATCATTTATAAAAGTTATATACTTTGCTATTTCTTTATTACTAAATGGTTTTGTAGGTACTCCATTTTTATCAAGTACAATTGTTCTACCAACTGCACTGCCTGCGTCTTTTAAAAATTGGTGTTGCTCAAACTCATGCTGGTGTGTTTCTTCTCCATACATAAAGCTATCGCCAAATACAAATATCTTATCAATCATAGCAAGTGTGCCAATTCCGGAAATACTTCTGCTGCACTTAATCCGCGTATTGCATCGAGCTTATTTACATACTCTTTAAATCCAGGAAGTAAGTGACTATTATCTTCTGCGTTCATATGATTTAATACTGCCTCCCAGCGTTTCCAGCCATACGGATTATGTTTCCAAAAGTCATCGTCTTGTCTATAGTTTTCCCATAGCCAATCTTTAAACTCCATAAATCGGCGCTCAACATCTAACTTATCTTCTTTAGGAAGTATTTGTATACTTAAAAATGTTGGAATGTATAACAAGTGCATATTAACTAAACCGCCTCCCATTTGTACTCCGCCTGGAACTGTTCCTTCGTTTAGTTTTTTAAATCCCGCTTTTATTTTCCATTTCATAAAGTCAGGCAAATGCTTTATGTTGAATATTTGGATTGCTGTTGCTAAACTTGTTTGTATGTTGTCTGGAGTATTGTCTAGCATGTGCAAAGTTTTTTCTACTGTTTTCCAATCAGTAGGATACCGTATATACTCATCACGCTCATGGCTTGCATCCATACTTACAGCAAACTTAACTTTCTTAAACTTACTCCATAGCTCAATTAAATCGTCATCGACTAATAAGCCGTTTGAATTATACCGCAGTAAAATTTTATCTTGATATCCTTGTCGTACTATTTCTTCAATAAACATCTTGTGTTCTTTAATCATTAGCGGCTCACCGCCAGCAAAATATACTTGCTTTAAGTTAGGAATTTGCTTGTACATTTCTTCCCAAAAAGTATCCTTTTCATGCCATTTGTTGTTAAACTGTGTCTTGTCCCAATGCATCTGTCTTTTAACTTCAGGATCTTCTAGCTGCGGCATTAATTTTTTATGATCCATTACCCACTTGCTCGAATCGTGTGGGCTACACATTACACACTTAATATTACAAGTATGACCTAATCGCAAGTCTAAGTAAACTAACTCTTCTGGTACTGTGCCGTCTTGTTTTGTTTGTTCAATTAAATATGGAATATCTACTCCGTTATTATCTCGGTGCCATGTTCCTGTTTCCCATATACGCTTACTTACTACACCTACCTTTTCTTCTTGGAAACACTTTGTACAACTTGCAGGTATTTCTCCGTTAAGCATAGTTGTCCGTACACTTTTCATATAGTCGTTATTCCACGCTTCCATTGGTGTTTCTCTGCCAAAGTTTGCAGGCTTACCATTTTCCATTTTAACAAGTCCAACAGTATGATCGGCACCTGCACCACTTGCATTAGACGAACAACATAGACGCATATCGCCATTAGGACGAGTAGCAAAGTGTATCCAAGGCAAAATACAAAATGTCGGTGTGCCAGACACTTGTGCTATTTCAGCTTGATACTTTTCTAAATCAGACATTATTATTTTCCTTATTCATAGTTCAGTATGCTTTATAAACTGATCTTTTGGCTTACTAAGTTTATTTACTCCGCAAGTCCTGGCACATGTAATTAACTTTTCGGTGCCCCAATATTTGTGCCAAACAGTTTGCCAAGCATCAGAATCTATTACTGATTGTACAGTATGCTCTAGTGCGTTTGTATTTCCTAAATCATTAATTAAGTCAGCGTACTGTTGTTCGATTTCTAATCTAATAGGTTTTGTAGCATCGTTTGCGGCTGCATAGTTATAAGGAATACTTGCTAAGAAACAACAGGGCATAATCTTCTTATATGCATCTATATAGATTTCCTTTGTTTGTGTTACATAACAATCAATCTCACTAGTGTCTACAATATCTTTATAATTGTCAATTACGTCCTGAGTAATGAGATTAATTTTGCTGCCAGTAGGTGGTTCTAAATAACGTGTTGTATTGCCGTCCTGGTCGTACACTGGAAACTTTTCAGTAGCAACAAATCTTGCACTATCTTTATATGTAAATCTAGCAAAGCCGTGTGTTTTTGCCAATGTTTCTGCCGCGAGTTGTTGATGTTCGTTGTGTTTAAATTTTATAAACGCCCATTCTGCTGTGCCGCCGGCGGCGATAAATGCTTTTGCATTTTCTAATACCTTGTTAAAACTAGTGCCTACTCTATACAAACTATGTGTGTCTGCTAATCCATCAATTGCAAAAATAACATTGTGATATTTTGGCATTGCCTTTGCAAGTTTCTTCCACCAATCTGTGTTCCGTGCTCCGCCATTAGTATGCAATCTAATATTTAAGTTAGGATTAATATCTCTACTATAACTGCACATATCTATTAGATCATTATTAATAATAGGATCGCCAAAATTGCCGCAAAGATAAAATCCTTTTAATTGCTGTAATACTTCAGTAGTTAATATTTGCTTAAAATCCGTTATTGTCCAGTCTTGATTTTTAATTAATGGGTTTTCTAAGCCGCCGTGTATATTTCGGCTACACATCGGGCAGCTTGCTTGGCAACGATTTGTAATTTCTAAGTGTATATTTTCTAATTGATTAAATTTAAACATTCTTCTTTTTTCCAATAATCATGTAGCGTGTATACTTAGGAGTTTCAAATTCACCTCTCCATAGCGGTTTAATTTTACTCATACGCATAAAGTCATCTGCGTCTGTTGCACAACGTATATGTTCGGGCAATTCAAAATAGTTATTACTCTGTATTACAAATATTGCATCGTCTGGTTGATTGCTTAACCATTGTTCGTATTGTTCTTGCGTAACGTGTTCACAGCTTGTGTTAATAATAATATTTGCAGGAGATGAATAATCACACATATCTGCTGTTACTGCGGTAAACCGTCCTTCGATTTCCTGACGCTTGTTTACTGTACACGCTGTTTCTTCACATGCAGGGTCTATATCTACACTTGTAATGTGCCTAATGGACATATCACTATTAAATAGCAGATTTGATAGTACTCCGTTCCAGCCACCAAAAATTACTATATTAGATTTACTATAATGCGCTTTATACACTTTAGTTAATTGTTCAATGAGCCAAACTTTACTGTTGACTTGTCCTTTCCAAAAGCTTTCTAGAGTACGATAGCGATCTTCACTATTACGAATAGCATCCATCCAGAATAACACATCTTGTATTTCAACTTTCATACTTTACCTTTGGTAGTTTACTATCTGCACTACTTACGCAAGTAGGAGTAATGCACTTACGTGGCGCTTTAAAGAGCTCAAAGCCGCCGTCTAACGTGCCTAGAGGTTCGTCATGGCAACTGTAGCTGCGCTTAACTTCATTCTCTCTAATGACGCATCCTTGGTATCCTGCATTACAACTCCAGCCTTTGAACTTATTGAATCCAAAAGCATTAAAGCGTTCTGCTTGATCTACATAATATATTTTACCATCTTTGTCTTGTAATTCTACCTGTAACAACGGTATTATTTTTTTAAATTCGTCTGGGATTCTTTGAGGGAATCCTGTTTGCAACAAGTTGAGTTGTTCTTTAGTATACCCAGATACCACACGGGAGGCGGTAGGATCGGATTGGGGCTTGACAGTGACATTAATACCTCTGGCGGCAAATCGCTGTAGGCGCTCGTAAAGCTCTTCAAACATTTCTGGCACCATAACTTGATTGATC